ACTTCTGGTTCGTGGTTGGGATACCATTCTTCACCATAAGTGCGGTCTTCTTGCCTAGCTCTACCATTATTGCCAATCTCTGCTTCTAATTCATCAGCAAATTGTGATACCTTGTAGTAATCATAACCACAACCACCAAAATGTCCGCCGCTCATCGTTGTGCCTCTATGATAGATTTGATTTGTAACAGATCATCTAGACGTTGCTTTGCTTCATCATACTCCTCACAGAAGTAATCGTATCGTGATGTATGCTCTTCGTCATCAGCATAATTCATCTCTTCACGGATTTCCCATTCAATATCAGAACACCTTGCTCGGGTGTCGTCAATGAAGTATTCTAGAGTATCAATCAAGCTCATTCTTCTTCCTCTTCTTCATAAGGGAACATAACATCATACTCCTCGTCTGTCAAGGTAAGATACTGAACATCGGCATTCTTGTGCTCTTCGGCATACACTAACTGGTAGTGTGCGAAAGAAGCAGGGTCAGAACTAGCATATTCTAGCAGACCATCAACAAAACAAAGGTAGTTCATAATACTTCCCAATCACATTCCCAGTTACAATCGTTGCTTACATTGACCCAGAAGAAGTATTTTTGGTTCTCACTGGCGAGAAACAGCATACCATCACCTTTGTCCTGCTCTACAATACAGATAGGGTTGTTGTCCATTGTATTACAGAGGCGGTTCTTTGCCTTGCTGCTTTTCGGTTTTACAGTCACTCTTCGCATTTGAGGCTCACCCGTGGTGGAATGTCCATAAGTTCATCATACAGCATCTTGGCAAACCCATAGTGGGGTCGTATGCCAGTTTCAATACTGGTTGAGGTAGCAACCGTCCACATAATATCAAGGGTTCTTTTATCAGGTAGTTTCTTCATTTTCTTCATCAGTCAGGACAGTTCCCATAGGACCTTTTTTCAGTCGTTCCCACTCTTCTTCTGCTTGTTTCCAATCCTCAAACTTACCTTTCAAATCTTCTGCGAGAGTGAGTTCGAACTCTTCTGCAACCTTACGCATATCTTCTTCTTTTCGGTGTTCACCGAATGCAATACCACAAGCACCTTTCATAATGTTGATGTCATCATGACCCATTGCACGGGCAACAGTTGCGAAAAAGTTAAACAATTGATAAGTGTTAAGGTCTTCGGCAGGAATCTGAAAAGTATAATGCTCTTCAGGGAGCATCATATCATCAAACCCACTGCTGTAATGGGTGGAGGTCCATTCAGTATCAAAAGAAACTTTGAGAGTTGCCTTGTAAGTCATGGGTCTGTTTTGAATATACTCATTATAGGGGTAGTTCCACCCATTTTAGGGGTGGGTGTGCCAGTTAGTCAAGTGTCATCGTCTTCTAACAATTCTTCCAGTTCTTTCATAACATCTTCCAAAGGATATGTCTTTACTTTACCAGCATCAATATCTTCCACCATTTGTTGTAAGTACTCAAGAAACTCTTTGGGTAGAGTATCATCATCACCTAAAGAACCCCAGAACCAACTCACACATTCTTCATAGGGGTCATCATACCACATCAGGGCATAGTCCTTATAGTTTCCCGTCATCAGGTCTGCCCAGATACGGAACGACCCACGAATACTCTGCCATCCAGTCATCCAGCAGTGACCGATATAATACTCAAACCAGTTCATTTTTCACCTGGTTGAACATAAAACAACTCATCACGCCAGTTGCGACCAGCAATATCAAAACTGAAACCTAACTTACCTACAGAAAGAAGGAAAGAGAACAACCGACCATATCCCATAGAGATTTGTAAATAAGGCCATTCTATCCATTTACCATACTCACCAAAGTCAATTGCGACTTGAAGAAGTGCATATCGTTCAGTTAGAAAGAGAAAAAGGTAAAACTCTTTACCGTAGTCTTCTCTGACTCCCCACTTTGCGACTTGAAATAGTTTCATTTTTTTAGTTTGTATGCGATAGTAACTCTTAAATCAGTGAAGTTTTTAGATGGTGACTTACCACAGTGTAACCAGTTAGATGGGAACATTATAGCACTATTTGGCATTGGATGTATAGTGCTTATCACACCATCAGGATCAAGAATGACCGTTTCACCACCCCAGGATAAATTCCAATTTCTCATTGGGTAATAAAGAAAAGTATATGCATTATCATCTTGATCATCGATATGGAATTCACCATCCAACCCAAATGTTTGACCATTTGCATAGACTCTCTCAATAGAAAGATCTTCACCAATATGAGTTTTGATTTTTGAGAATAGATCCTCAGTGAAAAAAGAATGATCCTCTAGATTCATGTACCAGAAAAAATTCTTAGAGTCTGGATTACTCAAGTGCCAGAACTCCCAATTAGGTTGGGTCAAATAATTCCAAATATTATCTACTTGCTTTTTATCAAATATATCAAGGTATTGACTAATCACGTTGTCTCCAATCATCTGGTTTATCTTCTGCCCACCAGTCTACCATATCATCGACACTTTCAAAACTTCTTTTACCGAAACGTTCGTGTCCAGTGCCACCGATGTCAAGTTGATTCAAAAAATCGTCTAGATCTCCTTCTTGCATATCAGGATTTTCTGCTTTTCTTCTTGCCTGACGAAGTATTGTTGCTGCTGATCGATTTACTTTGGCAAGTTTTTCTGCCCAAATCATATCTTCTAAACTTACTTCTTTACCCCCTACAATGTTTTCACATATTGATTCAAGACGTAGGCGATATTGTGTCGAAAGCATATCATTCTCCAGATATAACTTATTTATTTTTGGATTCTAACTCCTTCATCAACTCTTTGGCAAGTCTATTTGATCTTCTCCACATAGAATATCTTGCCCATGGTGTTTTTGGATTATGAATTGCCCACCAACGAAAGATTGCAAATTGATTCTGTATAATTTTTGTAATATAAAAGAATGCTTTTGCAATACTTTCGTCTGTGACAATCAAATAGGCGACACAGGAAAAGATAATCAGATAGACATACTGTGTGGTCATCGCCTTATTGTTTTGAGGTATTCCAGAACATGCTCACGAACATCCATCAGTTCATTATAGCACTTCTGGTTGTGAGCACATTGCCTTAGTTCATGGTCTGGTTTGTGTACACTTTCGATAAACAAGTCCAATCCTCGATTCCACTTAACGTCAGGTGTTTCGTCCATAATCTACAATGTGATTGTACTATTTAACCAAAAAATTGATCGACAGTTGTACTTGCTTTTTTAGATGCCTTAATCTGCTTTAGGATATAAGATTTGGCAGCCGTGTAATTACTAGCAGTATGAACTTGCTGCCCATTATGAATGATAATGAATTTTTTACCCGTCCAAGGGACAGCAGCCCACATACCATCTTTGGTTACATAACCATTAGGATCTCCAGGTACATTATTCAAAATGCCTTCGTTTTGAATGTTCATACCGCAGTCACACTGACAACTTTAGCAGTTGGATTTCGTGCCAGAGCAGTACGCTTAGCATCCTGATAATCCCGTGCTTCGACGTGCTCATAGAACACTTTACCAGCAACATACAATTCAACTTTGCAACGCATTGGTTTTCTCCTTAATATCAAAAATTGAGATGATTATCGATTGCAGATTGAATCTGCTCAGAAAGTTGTGTTGGGGGAAGAATGGGAGTTACTTCACCGATGTCACACTTGTAGTAATCACCAAGACCAAACTTGGCAAACACTCCATCACCATCAGCAAAATAACGACTCCGTGCCACATCATCCTCAACAACAATGACTTGATAAGTCGTGAGGCATAGAACGATTGCAACGTCGAAGGTTTGATCGTTCTTGAAGTCTTCCAGAGTCTTTTTGTTACCCTGAAAGTTCTTCATCTTTATGACTTGAGTTTGGTGTGGTGTGCGTTTGTAGAACAGATTTTGACGCATTTTCAATTCTACTTTCAAACCACCATACACAAAGTCATATCCAATTTGATCAACACGTTCCAAGTCAGAAAACTTGGCAAGTGCCTTTTCAATTGTAGTTGATTTTGTAAAGTTGTCTGCCCTAGAGGTGAATCCAGAATCATCGTAGGTAGAACGAACAACTCCAAAAACTTTGTTCCAGTTGACACCTGTTTCTAGGTGATCAATGAGATTTGCGATTGTCATAATTGAACTAACTCTGTTAGTATCGAACGGGTCTATTATAAAAGAAAGTGGTTGGTTTGTCAAGGGGTCACCGACGAACGATGCTCACTGCCACGTCACCCTGCTTGAAGATGATGTCAACCACGTTCTGAACGGACTTGGCAGTGGCACCAGATGCCTTGTCAAAGGTCGGGCAGATCACCAGACCATAGGATTTGGTGTACGATGCCAGATCACCTGCCTGAAGGGCACCAGAACGGATTCCAGCAGCATCTGAGGGGTGCAGACGCAGTGTACGTCCGACCGTCTGACCGATGCCCACAACGTCCATAGAACGCATGAATACAACTGCCTCCAGTGCCGAAATGTTGATGCCTTCGGCAAGGATACTATGGTGAAGAACCACAAACTTCTTGTCAGCATCCTTACCCCAGGCATTCAGAGTGTCAAAGAACACCTCACGGTTGACCTTCTGACCATCGATGAATGCACCGTGCTTAGCAGTAATGTGCAGCACAGAATAACCCTCTTCGGCAAGTTGATCGGCAAAGTCAGTTTCAGACAGCAAATCAACAATATGCTTGGTTGCCTTGGCACAAATCAGAATCTTATTGACAGGATTCTCAGAGATCACTTGCAGTAGATACTCACAGTCACGATGAGCAATATCCTCACCCTTGACAGACAGACGCATTTGAGTTGCAATCACCTTAGGAGGAATGATGTAACCATTCTCTACCAGTTCGGGTGCAGGAACCTTAGCGATGATGCTACCGTAGACTGCAGTATCATTCATGCCAGGTTTGGAAATCGTTGCCGAATACTTTGGAGTTGCAGTAAAGAAGTAGCAACGATTTGCTTCCTGAGAGAAGTGCTCTACAGCAGGAAAGAAGTCACGACGAACAGAATTGTGTGCTTCATCAAAGTAAATAGTGTTCACATTGATGTCTGCCTTGGCAATTTGCTGCAGAGAATTGTAGGTCGTAAAGATCAATTTGTGACCTTGAGTTTGCTCTACCCAAGTACGAATCACATTCGGACGAGTGCTGCTGAAGTGATGAGTCTCACCAGTGTGAACATGAAGAACCTTGGCATTGGTGATAAACTCAAGGTACTCAGAAGACAACTGCTCTGCCAACAAGATGCGGGGGCAACATACTACAATAGTCTGAGCAGTTTCTTTCAGAAACTCTTGAATCGCATCGAAAATACCCACATTGGTCTTCCCACCACCAGTCGGGAACACACAGATGCCCTTGTCATTGTGACGCAGAGCATCGAGAGCAATCTGCTGGTGAGGTCGGAGTTGAATCACAGGTCTCATTGCGTATGAAACTATTATAGCAGAAAACCGTCCCTGGTACGACCCAGTGGACGGTTCTTAAAGTGGCTCAGACTCTCATCTTCAACCAGGACAAAGGTAGTCTATAGGGTTTTTATGAAGTTGTCAAGTGT